TGCCGAACTCCTCGGGAGGAACGCCCTCGACGCGCGCCTGCTCGAATTTACGTGTGGTGACGATGGTGACGTCATGGGTCACGACAACTGACGGCTGGCCAGTGGCCGGATTGACTGGGCCTAAGTCTTCCTTCCGCGTATGCGCCTCGAAGGCGAGTGCGCCATTACTCTGGAGGACTGCCTGCGCCAGCAGTGCGAAGGCATCGTCGGATTGATCCAGATAGGTCTCGCGCTCCTCTTCCGTGCGCGTTTCCCACCAGGCTTTCACGACGCCAACTTTTTGCAGCAGCGCATCTTTGATGAAGGAATACAGGATCAAAAATCCCGGATTGCGCTGCATGAAGACGTGATTGACGTAGTCCGTCTCCTGCTCGGCCGCTGGAACGTCTTCCGCGCTTACCGGATTGAAACAGACGATTTCGTCGGAACCACAGAAGATCTCCATCAGGCTCGGCATCAGGCCTTCGATGGTGTCCGCCACATCGGTGGAAACGGCGCCGGAGCGGCCCTCGAGTTGCGGCATGTCCTTGCGCATATCGCCGAGGTAATAGTCCATCGCGTCAGCGCGCTCGATGGAGAGCCGCGCGGAGGATGTCGCGGCCAGCGCATCGGCTTTTTCCGCCGCGAGCATGGCCTGCAGCGTGGATACGGACATTTTTGCCATTTAAGCGATGCCTTGCCGTGGATAGTTGATGGGACGGTTGAACGAGGAAGGCGCGACAGGTTTGGCGAAGGTCAGCGCCACCGCGTCCCACTCATCGGGGCTGAGCGCATCGCGCCGCCTCATGTCTTCCTTCTTTTCCAGCACCAGCCGTGTATTGCTGTCGTACTTGTAGGCTGGCCCGCAGGCATCCGCCTGCAAGCTGTCGCTGTCGGGGATCTGTGCCCCGGACGGATCTTCCAGCCATTCTTTCGATTTCATCCACATCTCCGCCCGCCGGTTCAGCGGTCCGCCACTCGGCCTGCCGCGCTCGTCGAGCGGCGGCGGCTCATAGGGCGCGGCACCGAAATTCACCGCCTCGATGACGGAAGCGTAAGGCTCGCCCATATGCTTGATCTGATCGAATACGCCTGCTCCAACCCCGCCGACATCGATGAACATCTTTGTTGGCTTATCGCGATCGATCACAGCCTTGGCCCAGCCTGCGCCCTGCACGGTGTCGAGTTTCTGCTTCGATTCCACCCTCACGACACGCCGCCCGCGCCGCCACGCCATCGAGTGACGGTCGCTGCCCATCCATGCGGGATCGTAACCGATCACCAGGGGGCCCGACGCCTCGCATTGCGCCTTGCGCGCACGCGCGACGAGCGCGGGCGGAATGAAGCTGTCATGTCCGGACATCTGGAATGCTTCCGCAGCAGTTGCCGGATATTCCTGCTTGAACAACACAGGGTCTTTCAATTCGATAATCTTGTTCCGTCGCCAGCACATCTGTTCGTCGTCGAGGCTGTAGAGCGATGCATATTCGCCCTCCTCCTCGTCGAGCATGAAATCCGGCGGCGGCGCCTTGCGGTATTCCTGTTGCCAGAACCACGGGATGAAGATCGCGATGTAGTCGCTCTTGCCGGTTTCGGCATCGCGCCATTTGCGATGAAAGAAATTCCCGACGCCGTTGGCTGTACTCTCCAGAATAATCTCGGTCCCTGGCTCATCCGATACGGCTTGCAGCACACCAGCCGCATGCGTGTCGGCATGCGGCCAGAAGCCGACCTCGGAACCATGAAACAGTTGCAGCGTCGATGACCGCCCGACCCCCTTGGTGCCGGCGGTGCCGACTTTGTAGGCGCTGTCCAGCACGTCGAAGTTCAATTCCTTAGCGTTGGCCGACCCGGTCGAAGGCTTCACCAGCGGATGACAATGCTGATGATAGCGGGTCACCATCTCGAACAGGTTCTGCGTCGCCGCGTCCTCGTGGGTGAGGATGAACGCGCGCAAGCCGCGGCTGTGCGAAACACGATGATAGTAACGACCCTCGACATAGGTCGAGCAGCCCTGCTGCCGTCCCTTCAGGATTAGCGCCCGGACTTTTCCGGTTTCGATCCTTTGCGCTTCAAGCTGTTCGTGAACATGAAGCTGCGCGCGGTTCAGGATCAGTGGCTCGATCCTGCCGGACTTCGATCTGATCTTCAGGCACCTCGACGCGTAGTAAGGAAAGTCATCACGAAGTCTTACGCGAATTCGTCTTTCGCGCGTCGTCAAGTTCATTCAACGCGTCCTCGTGGCGCATCACCATCTCGCCGGAATGCTTTACACCGGAGAGCCGGGCATGCAGATACGGCGCCGCCGCCTTGGCCGCGTCCATGCGATCCCCTTGCGACTGCGCTTCATCGCGCAGGATCGAAAGCATGTAGTCGACGGGCGAGAGATCGCCGGCCGCCTTGCGAACGTTCGTTACGCGAACCTTGGAACCTGCTTTAGCAGCCCCTGTTTCGCTGGTGCGCGTCTTACGCGTCGCACTCTTTCCTGCTCCGCGCTGCGCCATGGTGGAATTCATCTCAAAACAAAAAACGCCCGGCGGGATGTCCGTCGGGCGCAACTTGTCACGATCCACTTACGCCAATAGGCCATTCGCACTATCGCGTAAAGACGAACCGAAAGACCCATCACTGAATAACGTGAAAACGCATTTTGGTCGGAGAATAGCGCGCGCAAAAAATGAACCGCGCGCCATCTGTCCAGATGCGATAGAAATAGATCTCAAAATAAAAGCGCCCGCTCGGCTCTCCGGCGGGCGCAACTTGTCACGATCCACTTATGCCAATAAGCCATTCGCATTATCAGGTAAACGGAAGAATTAAAGCGCCACCTTGAATAACGTGAAAGCATGAGAGAACGGAAAGCTCGCAAAAGTGAGGAGCGTATCCGCCCGCTTATCATACTATAGCGCTATATTTCCGGTTTAACGCGTCAGGCCGCTATGTTCGTTATCGTACACGCAGCAGAAAAACGCAGATAACAGCATAGTCGTCTTTATTTCATTTTTATTTAGCCCCAACGAATCATGACACGTAATTCGTGTGCATACATTTTAAGGCACGCAACCATGCCAAACTCCTGCCAATTTTACTCGCTGTCTTTCATTGCAAGCACCCGTTCAAAAAGAGGCGCGTTGTTGGAAGTCACTGATCAGCGGTTCGAAGCGTTTCCCGACCCTTGTGGCAACTGGATCGTCTGGGACAACGATGAAGATAATTTTGCGGAAGTCGGCACGCGGTACCTGACCTCTCTTTCAGAGAGTTCGGCGCGTTCGTTTTGCAGTCTGTTGAATCGATTGTTGCCGAGACGGATCGAGCGCCATCAGCAATCTCCACGCACACTCAACTCGGCCGATTGTTTCTCGATCATCAGCTCGGGCTCCGATGAGCGTCATACGCCTACACAGGTATCGACATCGGATACAGGAATGGAGCCGCAAGTTCCAACTGCCCCCCGAGCGGAACACTGATGGTGTGCTCCCGCCGCTACAGACTCACTTTACGCCACATGGTTTGATTGAGACGTTAAACGGACGTAATTATTTTACAGCAGCGACATTGTCTTCGCTCGGATCTCGGCCAGCCAACCTCCGGCTGGCTTTTTCTTTGCGTGCCTCGATTATTTATCTTGCCTCTGTGTCGGTCGTGTCCGGCACAAATGCCGATCATTAAAATTTGAGTGATCAATCGATGCCTAAATTAAGCCTGATATGCGCAGGTAGAACATGCTCAAAACCAAGGCTAAGCGACACGGTCGGCGCATGGTCCGCCAAATGGACGCATGGATCTCGCCGGACGATAAAGAGAAAATGGAATGCAAGATCGTTGATCTCTCCGCCCATGGCGCGAGACTGGTGGTTTCGCGCGAAAGCCCGCTGCCCCGCGCCTTCACCCTGCGGTGGAATGCCGCACCATCGGGCAAGCTCTGCCAGGTGGTCTGGCGTAACGGGTCGATGACCGGCGTGAAGTTTATCGACTGAGCCACCCTTCCCGAAATTCACACACCGCGATATTGGATGCCTCAAAAAATATT